GAGACGATAGATTAATATGGCAACTTATAAAGAATTACACGGAACAGACATAGAAGTGGTAACTTCGGATCCATCAAATCCACTTATTGGTCAAGTTTGGTATAACACTTCAACCGAACAATTAAAAACTCAAAGACAATTTTTAGGTAATGCTTGGTCTAGTGGTGGTAATTTAAATACTGCTAGATGGAGTTTATCGGGTGCAGGATCTCAAACTTCATCTCTAGCAATTGGTGGTGCGTCAAATGGTGCCGCTGGAGTGACTACTGAAGCATATAATGGATCAAGTTGGACTGCTGTTAATGATTTAAACACAGGAAGAAATAACTCAGGAGCTGCTGGTGTAAACAATACTGCTGCTTTAACTTTTGGGGGTAATGAACCAAACTTAAATAATACAGAAGTATGGAATGGAACAAACTGGACAGAGGTAAATAATCTAAACACAGCAAGAAGACAACTTGGTGGAGCAGGAACAAGTACATCTGCATTAGGTATAGGAGGAGGAACACCTCCCAGCACAGAGCTTGGAATTGTTGAATCTTGGAATGGTACTAACTGGACTGAGGTTGGAGATTTAAATCAAGTTAGAGATTATTTAGGAACAGCAGGCGCTGACAATACATCTGCGTTAGCTTTTGGAGGAAACGCTCCTCCTGCTACAGCAGTCACAGAAAGTTGGAATGGATCTGCATGGTATGAAGTAAATGATTTAAATACTGCTAGAAGTAGAATTACTGGAACACTTGGAATTGCGACATCAGCATTGATGTTTGGAGGAAGTTCAGCTCCTAGACAACAAACAGAATCTTGGGATGGAACAGCTTGGAGTGAAAGAAATGATATGAATCAGGGTAGACAATATCATGCTGGAGCGGCCGCAAATAGCACTGCTGGAATAACTTTTGGTGGAGTGCTTTCACCAGGAGATTATACGGCATTAGCATCAACTGAAGAATGGAACTCAGGAGTTGCCACTGGCGCTTGGACTACTGGTGGTAATTTAAACACTGCTAGAAAACAAGCTGGAGGAGCTGCTTCGTCAAACACAGTAGGATTGATGTTTGGTGGAACTTCTGATCCACCTATTACTAGTTTGACAGAATCATATAACGGAACTACTTGGGCTGAGGTTAATAATTTAAATACTACTAGAAAAGGACCTGTAGGTGGATCAGGAACTGAAACAACTGCATTATGTTTTGGGGGACAAGAATCTGATACACCAAATGATGTGACAGGTAAAACAGAATCTTGGAATGGATACACTTGGACTGAATTAAATGATATGAATGATGAAAGAAGAAGTATAACAGGTTGTGGAACTCAAACAGCTTCTTTAGCATTTGGAGGTTTAGATGGACCTGTTGCCCCAAAAGCTACCTGTGAATTATGGAATGGAACTAATTGGACAGAAGTTAATGATTTAAATTCAGATAGATTTAGTATAACAGGTTTTGGAATTAGTACAGCTGCTGTTGCTGCTGGAGGTTTTGATTTAGGACCTACTCCATATGCTGCGACAGAATTATGGAATGGCACAAACTGGACAGAAGTGAACGATCTTATCATATCTAAAAACGCTATGGCTAGTTCAGGAACTTCAACTGCAGGATTAGTTTTTGGTGGAAACCCAGGTGTGACTTCAACGGATTCTTGGAATGGAACTAACTGGACTGTGATCGGAGATTTATCCACAGCAAGATCAGAATTGACAGGCGATGGTACTCAAACATCAGCTATAGCTTTTGGTGGTCTAGATCCATCAGCTGTTTCAAATTCTACTGAGGAATGGTACGGCAATGGAATTATAAGAGAAATTATTTCCTCATCTTAATATAAAAGTCTTATAAATAATAGTAACATTATAATTATATAATAAGGAGAACTGAATGAGTGACGATATAACAAAAAAAGACGGCGTTAAAGATATTATCGAAAAAGAAATCCCCAATCTAAACAATCTATTAAGCACAAAAGACCTTAATAATTTTAAGGCAATGACGGAAGAGTTGCGAGATACTTGGACTAAAAAACAAATGTTTCGAACTGAAACTGAGGCAAGATTTTCTGTATTGCAAGACAATAGATATCCAACTAAAGCCGCAAAGTATTGGCAATGTGTTAGAGAACAATCAACTTATTTAGATAATTTAATGACATTATCGTTTGATTATAGAAGAAATGACGCAAAGATAAAATACCTAGAGAAAAAAATATCTAGTGAAACGGACGAATACAAATTAACTAAATACGAAATTGATTTAGATGAATGTAGATTTGGAAAAGCGTCTATGGAAAAAACTGCAAAACATAGAATGAGAGAAATTGGTATGTGGTCTGGATTAAAGAAAGAATTTAATGATGGTTCTTTTAATGATCAAGATGTTAATCAACATCAATTAGAATCTTATGGTTTACACTATGCACAAAAGGCAAAAACATTAAATAACAACTCATCTGATACAGATATATTTAATGTAATGGGTCAATTAGAATCATTAAAAAGAATTAGAAAATCTGGTGAGTTAGAAAATAGTTATAAAGAAAAAGAAAAAATTGAACAGCATGGAAAACCAAAATCTTAATTTTGATTTTGTATTTTTAGGTCAATCAATTTTAAAGTATCAAGTACCACTAGACATTTTTTCTTCGATTAATCAAATATACGAACAAAACTTTCATAGACTTGAGCCAGCTAATAAACAGTTAGTAGGTAAGATAGAAAATGAACATTCATTATTCTATGCTGGCGCTGATCAATCTAAGATGAAGAATCACAATTTGTTACCAACAAATGTGACAGACTATTTTATGACTATATTTAAACACTATCTAGCGTTTAATAAAATTAAAGATTATGACAGTCATTTAAATTCGATATGGGTTAATGAGATGAAAGAACATGAATACAATCCAGCACATATTCATAGAGGAATGTTATTTACAGGTTTATCTTCTGTAATGATTTTAAAACTACCATCAACATATGGTCGAGAATATTCTAATGCTGATATACCACAAAATGGTAGACTACAAATATTAGGTGCAGCTAATGGTCAGTTTGCTAAAATAGATTATCAACCACCAATGGACCTTAGAGATTTCTATGTGTTTCCTTATGACATGAGGCATTGTGTTTATCCTTTCAATGGCACTACTGAAACACGAAGAACACTAGCTGCAAATTGTGATGTACAGTTTGATCCTATTAAAAATAGAGGAGCTATGTAATGGATAAACAATATTTAATTAGAGATGATCACATTGGTGCATTTAAAAATTTTATGCCTAATGAAATGATAGAAGATTATCTAAATTACTTTAATAAATGTGAACAACAAGGTGCTGTATATCCAAGAAAAGAAGACGAGATATTAGTATCAGATAATGCAATAGACACTATAAGAGATACTAATGTTGCAATGACTTATAACAACAAACCTTTTATAGATTTGTTTTTTAAAGAAGTATATCCTTTATATGTTCAAAAATATTCTTATCTAAAAAAATTAGCTACACATAATATATTAGAAGTTAAGATACAGAAAACAAAAGTGGGTGAAGGTTATCATCATTGGCATTGTGAAAATGCTGAGATGAAAGCAAGAAATAGAATATTAGCTTTTATGGTTTATCTAAATGATGTAACCGAGGGTGGGGAGACAGAATTTTTATATCAAAAGTGTCGTTTTAAACCAGAGAAAAATACACTACTAGTTTGGCCGTCACAATTCACGCATATTCATAGAGGCAACCCTCCTCTATCGAATGACAAATATATAATAACGGGTTGGATAGAATACGGGTATTAATATGATAACAGAACCACATTGGAAATCTTATATAGTAGAAACAACTAAACCAATCTTCACACCTAAACAATGTGAGATGATTATTGCAGCTGGAAGAGCTGAACCAAAACAAACAGCAGCGGTAGGTGCTGGTCATGAAATTAAAGAAGGAAGAATTGATACTAAAACTAGAACCTCACATATCAGTTGGATACCTTTTAAAAAAATGTTAAATATGTACAAAGACATTGAAACGGTTATGAAAAAGACCAATGGAAATCATTTTGGTTTTGATGGAATGAGTTTAACAGAAACAGCACAATATACAGAATATCCTGAAGGAGGTTTTTATGATTGGCATGTAGATAATGATGTCAACTTTCTACACGAACCACCAGTTAGAAAAATATCAATGACTTGTTTACTATCTCCTGAGTCAGAATTTGAAGGTGGAGATTTAGAATTAATGGATGAAAATAAAGTTGCAAAACTTAAACAAGGACACGCAATATTTTTTGCTTCATTTATAAGACATAGAGTAAAACCTGTTACACGTGGTAGAAGACAATCACTTGTGATGTGGTTTGGAGGGACACCGTTTAAATAATGTTTAGAGAATTATATTTTCCAACACCTATCTACATTGCAGATATAAAACATCCAACTCTCAATCAAGAACTTGAAAGAGATATATTAGCTTGGTCTAATAGAGATAAAGGAATGATTAGAACTAATATTAAAGGTTGGCATTCAGATACTAATATGAATGAGTTACCTGAATATGCAAAACTTGTAGATATGTTATATTCAGCGCAAAGAACTATTTACGATCAAGAATACTATGAGAGTGAACCTTTTTTAGGTAATATGTGGGCTAATATAAATCCACCAGGTGGAAGTAATAGAGCACATATACATCCTAATTCTTTGTGGTCTGGTGTATATTATGTTAAAGCACCAAAAAACTCTGGACAATTAAAAATAGAGGATCCAAGATCGGTCGCATTGATGTCAAGACCTAAACAAAAAGATGTGCCTAAACCTGATAGACTATTGAGAGAACATCATTACGAGCCTAAAACAGGACGTTTAATTATGTTTCCCTCTTGGTTGAATCATTGTGTCGATCCTAATAATTCTAATGATATAAGAATATCTGTATCATTTAATTTTATGCAAAAATGCTTTATGGTATAAGGAGATAATATGTTTAAAACAAAAAAATATCAAGTGATTAAAAATGCAATTTCTTATGAATTAGCTAATTTTATATTTAATTATTTCTTACTTAAACGGGATGCTGTTAATTTTATGTATCAAAACAATATACATTCACAGTCTCCTATTCTTGGAACATGGGACGATCAACAGATACCCAATACTTATGCTTGTTATGCAGATTTTGTAATGGAAACTTTAATGATGAAAGCATTACCAAAAATGCAACAAGAAACAGGATTACAATTAGTGCCAACATATTCTTATGCAAGGGCATATAAAAAAGGTGATATATTAAAAAGACATAAAGATCGACCAAGTTGTGAGATATCTACTACACTTAATCTAGGAGGTGATCCTTGGCCCATATTCATAGATGAAACAGGTAGTGATAATGTCATAGATGAATACAAAAATATACATAAACCTAATGCACCAGCAGGCACAAGAATTGATCTTGAAATAGGGGATATGTTAGTATATAGTGGTTGTGATTTAGAACACTGGAGAGAACCTTTTGAGGGTGATGTTTGTGGTCAAGTCTTTCTACACTATAACAATGTGAATGGTCAGTTTAAAGATATAAATATATTTGATGGTAGAGATAAACTAGGATTACCTTCAGGTTGTAAGGTAAATAAGTCATAAAACACTTATAAATAGTCTTATAAATATAAGTATAACTTTAAAGAATTAATTAGGAATTTAAATGGCATATATAGGCGCAAATCCAGTCAATG